GTTGGACACGTCTGGCTGCCCGTGGGAAACCCACTTTCGCCATCATGTTTCGCTTGCCTCTCTCCCCAGCAAGGCTTAGGACTTCGCATTCACCTGGCCCTGGTCCCCACCAGGGGTGCGCCGTGTAGCTGCACCAGCTTGGTTCACACTTACCCCTACCCTGCTGTCCTGATACCGCAAGCAAAGCTGATTATCCCAACCAGCAGGGGCCGCGATGTCGCGTGCGTCATGGTACACCGAACGCCGAAGCGACCAGTGAGCCCACACTGAGCACAGTGGCGGCTGTCTCCAGCCACCAATCCGCGTCCTTAGAGTCCAGGTACTGGAGCACCTGGCTGACCGTGGATTGTGAGTTGTTGGTTTGCACACTAGCCACCAGTCCAAGCCCAGTCTTGGGCTCCACGGCATAGACCGCCACGCACCGAACGCGCAGACCAACCCCTGCGGGCAGGCCTGAAGCTGTCAGCACAAAAGCGTTCTTGCCGCGTGACACAACGGGGAAATGGGTAGTGTTTTGGGCAATGCCCGGCAGATCCACAAACTCATCATCAGCAGGGCCTGGGCGGAACTTGATCTCTGCTGTGCCCGATGGGGTGCGGGCCACGTACTGGCTCAGCGAGCGCACGTCCTTGACGGATGTGAGCCCAGCCGTGCCGCCGTACGCCACCGGAAGAGCGCCACCAAGGGTTTGGGCTGGCACAATACCCATAGAGCAGATGCCAGAGCGATTAAGCTCGGCACCCGGGTAGGTGGCCTGAACGCAGGCGGCCAAACACCTCATGCCCGAATAACTGGACAAGAAGTTGAAGCCGGGGACACAATTGCCTGAGTTGTCGGCCAAGGTAACCGCTGCGGTGTCCGAGCCCGTAATAGGCACAGAAAACCCGCGGTAGGCTCCAGGCACCCAGTACATTATGCCTCCTGTCTCGGTAGCCCCGGTGAACATGATGTGGTCCTGCTCGAGGCGCACCAGAATGGCGCCATCAGAGCAAGGCCCAACACCACGCACCAGCGGGGCATTACAAGGATCCGCGAGCAACCTAGCGTAGTCGTGTGCGGGCTGGTCCAGCGGGACCGAAGGCCTCGCGCCAACCTGCTTACGCTTCGCCTTATTTACCGGCGTAACCTTCCGAGACATGGCGACCTGCGTCTTACGACCCTTGGGGCCCTTAGTCTTGGTCATGATCGTGTGGCACGTAAAATTCGATTGCGGGGGGTACGCAATCAACCACCTGAGGTTTGCTGGGGGTAAAGCTCCATTCGCGATGCGCCTTCTCGAGAACACACTGGTCATAAGGGTGGATACCAAACGCCAGCCAAAAGCTGACACGAGTGGCTGGCCCTATTGGGCTCTCCAACCGTGCCATGCCCCTGGCCATCATGCGCATCCCCGTCTCACCAAGCGTGTCCCGCTCACTCACCGGCCGAATTGGCCCGGCAATCCGCCGTAGCGCAACGTAAAAACTCTCCCACACCGGGCACCCACCGGTGAGGCTCAACCCACAGTCCGCGATGGATCGCATGTGTCGCCTAAGCTCCACTGCGCTCGACATAGCACGGGCTATGTGGCAATCCTTGGAGATGGCTACCCGAGGGTCGCGCACCATCACATAGGTGTCGCCAAGCAGGACAGGCTGCGTCTGGCAAAACGCAATGCGCTCGAACACGTCTGTTGTGCCCTCAATGACGATGGTGAAACCGAGGCGACGGAAGTACTCCTCAGCGCCCTGTGAAAAGCGCAAAAAGTCCGACCGCTCCATCAAGGTGACAACATCATCGCCATTGTTGTAAATGCGCACCTGCCCTGTGGTGGCCTGATTTGCCCAGCTCCACATCATGGCTGTCATCACCAGGCAATTCCCGAGCGAAGTGTTCATGTCTCCGGACATCCTGCCGCCACGACTCTTGTAGCGGATGGTGCCGTCGTCACAATGCACAAACCCGGTGCAGTGGAGCTGCCAGCCAAGCAATTTGGCGAGCTCATCACCGCTTCCTGGATAGCAGGCCTTGTACACACTGTGCTCAAAGCGTAGTGCGGGCTCCCTGAAATGTTGGTCGAACCGGGACGCATCC